CGTTTCTTCACTCATCTCATCACCCAATCTGTACCCAATCGGCGTTGGTCACGCCTTTTGATTTGAAAAGCGTTCCTGCCGTTGAATTCAGCAATTCTTCGCCCGAGAAGTAAGGCGTTATCACGCCAGCAGGCGAGCCGGCATTCACGCGCATGCCCGATTGGCCCATCGGCTCCCAAGTCCCCGGCGTGCCGGTGACGGTGCATACCCAGCCAGCAGGCTTACCCGTTGACGGTGCGCTGTTCCATGACACATCACCAACAATGCCGGTAATGCTGCCGCCTGGGGCCGTTGATGTGCGCTGGACTGCTTGGCCGTTGATGATCTGGCCGCGCACACCGATAGGCAGTTGGTCGCCCGCGTTTAGGAAGTTGCGCACCTCGCTGCCAGCCGCGATGTTGAATGCGGTGCTGGACAGGAAAGAGTCGCCGTAGCTCTCAATCCGGCAGCCGCTCACAGGCACTTCGAGGTTGTCCACCCAGCGGCAACCTTCGGTGATCAAATGACACGCAGAGCCCAGAATAATCGGCGACTCAATGACGCACGATATGAGCTTGATGGGTCGATAGAGCTGCTGCGTTGCCATCGTGTCAGCAACATGCAGCATTGCTGTCGCGGCCTCGAACTGGCAGCCGAGCAGCGTGATCGCATCGCGGATAGACCCAACGGTTTTCACCATCGTTCCGCCGCCGCCAAAGCAGCCTTGCAGCAAGATCATGCCGCCACGGCGCAATGACACCCCGACTTGACCCGATGCCATGAAGAACGCGGTGTTGACAATCGTCCAAATGTCCGCGTTGTCGGCCTCGATCTCCACCCCGATACCGTTGTAGTAGAACGTGCAAGAACTCATCCACACCGGGGCCAGGTTCCAATCCGGGTTGCTGATGTGTGGAGCAACAGGGTCGCGCACGCGCATCACATAGCCGCCGAAGTTAGCGAACTGGCACCGCTCAAAATGAACGTGCTTGCTGTCAACCGGATACTTGCCGCTGAACGCGAAGCACACCGCAGTTCCACGCGCTACGGTAGTCGGGAACAGCCGCGCACCTAACGACACATCGAAGAAGCGCACGCTCTCCAGCTGCACATCCATCGCTTGGTCGAACAAGACGCCCGTATCGCTGTCAATGAAAATGTGCGATGGCCGCTCGTTGTTGGTCGGCGTGCCGTAGGTCAGATTTGTGCAGCCGTCGCCGTAGAAGCACAGCCCCGAATGCAGCCTCAGAGTGGTAGTGATGCGATACCAGCCGCGAGGGACATAGATACGTCCACCGCCAGGAATCGAAGCAATGGCACGTTGAAAGGCCAACGTGTCATCTGTCGTGCCGTCACCCACCGCGCCGAAATCCTTGACGCTGACGATATCGCGCAACTTGTCGCTAACGGTTCGGACTACGGCATTCGCACCCGCCTGCACCCAGCCCACAAGCGTAGAGCCAGCCGCAAGGGCCAAGTCTCGAAGCCACCGGCCAACAGTTCCCGGAGCGTAGATCAGCGACGAATCGAAGCCAACCATCCCCGCGCCCTGTGTCGCGTTCGTTGTGCTCGCTAACGTCACAATGCCAACCGCGCCGCCATCGTCAGCCGTACCGATGGCCCTGCTGGTGCGAACAGTAACGTTTGCAGGCGTCTTCAGCGCCAAGTCGTAGCCGCCGTCAGCTAGGTAAAACGCCCCAGGCACCTCGCCGCGTGCGTTCAGGGCAATATACTGACCCCCTAGCCCATCGCTGGTGTACGTGTGCGGGATGGTCCCCGCCTCATCGGTGTAGGCTGCTTTATGGGTGGTAGTCCCGGCTTGGTACGTGTAGAGCCGATAGCCAGCAGCAAGAGTGCCCGCGTTCGTGAACTCTTGGATTGAAAAAACACCGCTTAGGCTTGCCATTTGGAGTAACCCTTGAGTCTGATAGTTGCCGCTTTTCTCAAGCCGCTATTGATGCTGCTGGTGTTTATCCCGGCCCAGGCTTGCGGCCTATGGCTGGTGCGCAAAATGCCTAACGGTCGTTTCAAGCGCCTACTCCTGCTGGAGCTGGGCGGCGGCAACCGCACCAGGACCGTAAAGTAGGCGCAACAGCGCGTTGTCTGCCGCTGATCTCCCAGACGGCAGGCTTAGGGGATTCATGGCTCTGCGTTGTGCGGGGCCTGTCAGCAAAGCCGAGCGCACCGCGGGCCGCGCAACAAGCCCAAGCGCCGCGAGCGGATTGCCACCAGACCCAGCAAGGCCCACCCCAGCAGCGCCCCAATCCAGCGGGCTCAGGTCTTTGGGGGATTCGCGCAGAAATTGCATTGCCGGCTTGAACGTGTCCGCAGTTTCCGCAATGGTCTTTAGGTCGCCAGACAGTCGGCCCTTTTTCAAGTCGCGTACAAGCGCCTGCGCATTGACAGACCCGGTGCCGTCAGTCAGCGCCTTTTCTACCGTGTAGGTCTTGGCAATCAACTGCCGCGCATTGCGAAACTCTTTCACCGCGTCAGGCGACTTGCTTTGTAGGTTGCGCTCAAGCACATCTTCAAGCGCCCCCGAAACGCTCTTGTAAGCCTTGCCCAGCTGCTTATCGCCACTTGCATAGGCTTTGTCTGCCATCTCGCGCAGAACCTTTGTGGCGTCGATTGCGTCCCCAGCATCAAACGAAGGCTTGCGCATCGTTTCTATCAGGCCGGTTACCGCGTCGTTCTTCAGGCCGGGAAATGACTTCACCGCGCCCTGCATGGTGCGCTGCACATCGTCAAGGGCTTGCATGTAAGCCTTGTCGGCCTGCACAGCCCCAACGGTGCGGAACTGGTCATACGCCTGCCCTGCCTGCTGGCGAATGCCGCCTAGCACTTGGCGGGTTAGCTCATCGCCTTCGTTCAGCCCAACGGCCCGCCGTGCCAGCTTGTCAGTGACTCGCTGATTCTTGGCGCTTGCAACCTGCGCGGTTTTGATCTTGCCAGCCAACCCGCCCAGCGCTTCAACGATGCGCCCCTGCGGCTGAATGTCAGAAGGCGGGACAACGTAGCCCGACGCCTGCGCGTTACGCGCCGATGCAAGGCGCTGCGCGTTGCCAGCCTGCGCGGCTTGTGCTTGCGTGAGCCCTGCGGCAGCACGGCCAGCTAACTTGTCGGCCACCACATTGCCGAGCTTTTGCCCCGCCGCCCCTGCCACGCCGCCAAGCGCGACATTGCCCAGGGTTTCGCCGGTCGATGTGCTCGGCTCAAGCAAACCAGCCGCCGCGCCCAATGCCCCAGCACCTTTGACGGTCGCCAGAACAGGGGCCATCGTTGCCGCCGCAGCCAATGGCGCAGCCTTGCCGACAAACTCGCCCACCTTGCCGCCACCCGTAGCCATCAGCGGCGCGTCAAGCGCCCTGGCCTGCGCCACATCCTCACGCGACACAGCGCCCACCAGCTGACCCGCGCCCCTGCCAAGGTCGGCAAAGGCCTTGCCAACGCCCGCCAGCACCCGCTGACCCGTGCTCATGTCCTTTGTCGGGTCAAACTCTGCAGCCATTTGGGCGCGGTCGGCGTCCATGCGCGACTTGCGCATAAACTGAAGCGCTTGCGTGCTCACGCGGGACAAATCGCCCGAACGCATGGCAAGCAGGTCTTCGGTGCTGAGCTTGTCGAGGCTCACTTGATAGCCCCCCTGCGGCGCAATTCGGCATCAATGTCTGTCATTGCAGGCATGCCAGAAGCGGGCTTTTGCCCTGGTTGCGTGCGCTTCAGCGTTTCAGAAAAATCATCCTGGAACTGCCGCGGCACATCGATCTTGACGCCCTCAATAGCTAACTTCCGATTGCGTGACTTTTGACTGACCACGCCTGGGTCGTCACCGATCTGCGGGAAATACTGCTTCTCTGCGTTGTCAAACTCTTGATCCGAGATGACTGCGCCCGACTCGCGCCGCAAGATCGCGTTGATAAAGTCGCGCTTGGCCTGGTCAAGCTTTTGCGCCTTCTCGGTGTTGGCAACGTTGACGGCAGCGCCTACGAACGGCATGCGCGATCCAGGCGTAGAGAACAGCTTGCCGTCTTTCTCAAGGCCCGCAAGGATGTTGTTCGATGCCTCCATGCGCGTAGCGAACTGGAAAGCTTTTGCTTGACCCTCTGTGAGCGGCTTGTCTTTCAGCCCGATCGGTTTGCCGTCCATCGTGGAGGCTGGGCGAGCAAGCCCGGTTGCCTTGCTGACCAACATCCCGCGTTCTGGGTCGTACACGGTAGCGCTTGCCTCACGCTGCGCCGCCAGTGACTCACGCGACCGCGCATCGGCCATGTTCTGGCCGCGCCTTTGCACGCTTCGACTTGCAGCGCCCTCTTCCCTGGTGCGCCGGTCAACCATGTCTTGCCCGCGAATAGCAGTCCCCGCCGCCACATCCTGCCCGCGCACCACGATCTGCTGATCCTTTGCTTTCTCGGCAGCATTCAGCCGCTGCAACGCCGTCAGGGCCTGCATTCCGGCCTGACTCACAAACTCAGGGCTGAACTGCTGCGGCACTTGGGACACATCGAGCCCACGCGCTGCAAGTGACTGCACGGCACGCGCATAGCTGGCCTGATCCGTCGCGCTCGATACCGCCTCAAGAACTGCCTTGTGGCGATCTTGCTCGTTGGCAAATTGGATCTTGGCAGCATTTGCTTCTCGCTCGCTCGCTTGCGCCGCTAAAATGCGCTGCTCATCCCGCGCCTTGATCATGGCCGCTGCGCGGTCTTGCAAAGAGATGCGGCCTGAGCCTTGAAGCGCCTTGATCAACGCGTTCTGATCCCCGCCAGAAGCCTGCGCCATTACCTGCAACTGGTTCCGATCCTCACGGGCGACCTCATCGGCCTCCATGTTTCTGCGCATCGTCAGCGCTTGCAGGGCGTTCTGCTGCCTGCGTGCTGTGAGCTCTTCCTTGCGTGCGTCAAGGTCGGCAAACGCCGCCATGCGGTCAACCATCGACTTCGGCGGCTGTAGGTACTGCTGAAAAATGCTCATGATCAGCCGCCCCCAAACATCCGCATGGCCGCAGATGAGGCATCGCCGATGGCATTGCCCCAGATATTGCCCCTTGCAAGCCTTGCCGCGCCAGTGTTCTCGCCGCGCTGCATCAGCAGGTTGGAGATGGCGTTCGAATACTGCCCGCCCATCTGCACGCCGATGTTCGTGGCCGATTGACCAACCCCGGCAACAGACGCGAGCCGGTTCAGCGCGTCGTTACGCCGCTGATAGGCCGCGCCGTAGCCCGTGCTTGCATAGTCGGTGCCAAAGCGCTGCGCAGCCTTCAACGAAGCGCCAGACACGCGGCCACCGCTGCGAGAGAACTGCCGGTCCAGCGCTTTCTGCCCTTCTGTCAGACCAAACTGGTAGCCGGGGTCTTGCATGATGTCTGCTTGCGTGACCGGCCTGTCCATTTCATGAACCAAGCGAGATAGCGCGTTTGACTCCGCATCGCGGCGTGGGGCCAAATCACCCCGCATCAGATCATATTGGCGGCGCTGCTCTTCAATGGCGAGATTCGCGCCTTCGCGCTGCGCCTCTTCGGCACGCCGCGTAGACTTATTCCTTATAAGTGCTTCAAGACCCATATTTCACCCAATATGCGCCCATGCGCTCGAAACCCAGACGCTTCACAAAATCTTCGCCCATTGCCGTAGAGCAGGAGGTAACTACCTTCCCATGCTCTTGCAACAATCCATCAAACACCCGAAGCCAGCGCTTGGAGAACCACCGCCCGCAAGCCCACGGCAAAATGCACGCATGAACTTCAGGGCCAGTTATCACTATTGCGCCGGCTAGATTATCGTTTACCAGCACCGGCAAAACATCTGAATCTGCAAGCTCGCGTGTCAAATCCTGCAAACTAATATCAAGTCTTCCCTTGATTGACTCGTGTGCGGCCTGGATTGCCTGATCTCTCGTGATCATGGGGCCTCCAAAGCAGCAATGCGCGCCTTCAAATCCGCTATTTCTTGCGTCAACTGCTGGAAGATGGCCACCTGAAAGAATCTCATCCATTCGGGGTTGACCATCACAGGCGCGTAACTGCCAGCAATATCTGCGTGCCCAATTGGGATATTGTTCTTCGGCGGCGGGTTCATGCGTCAATCACCGCTCTGTGAAACGTCACCGGCACATTGTCAGTAACCCGCACGCGGAACACGCGGTCTTTGGCTGAGCCCAACATAAGCCAGCGGATAGTTTCCATCCAACGCCCAGTTGCACCTAGATTCTTGTAAAGCGGTGCGCCCCAGGTATATCCGCCATCGTTGCTGATTTCGAGAATCACGCTGGCCTCGCGGGATGGATCGAACGCTTCGTCAGGCTTCACTGTGCCGGTTGACATTTGCAGTTCAAGGCCGCGGTACGCCACAGGTTCGAATGACGGCGCGAGCATGTGCGGCCATGTGCGCTCACGCAGCAAGTGGCCACGCAAACCCTGCGCGTTGTCTTCGGTCACTTCATAAAGGGCATTGCCAAACGCGAGGTAATTCTTGCCCTGAAAGTAGAAATACTGCTCAGCAGGCCACGCGACATATTCACCATCCACAAGCTCGCAGCGCTCATGCCATTTGCGGGTAACTGCGTCATATACCCAGGTTGTATTAGAGCCAGGGACAAGCATCCCGATAAATTCATGCCCCGCCACTTTGTATGTCCAGAGATTGATGTCTTCGAGAGCATCACACGCGGCCAAAGCCTGCTCGACAGCCATTGTTGATATTGGCACTGGCTGGTGGCCGTTCAACTCGAATACTGAAGGGGTGCCCCTGCGCTCGCCAACCCAATAAATTGTGTCGGCGGCGTTGATGACTGCCCGATAACCAACGCAGCCAACATCAATGTAAGCCGCGCCATACCGCGAGAACGGGAAATCAACCCCCGCGCTATTCACCCAGATTTCAATGCTATTGCGACCAAACAACAGTAATTCACCGCTGCGAACACGATGCGTTACCAGCTTGTCAGGCGCAGAATCAGCGGATGAGAAATCAAGCGCATTCAAATCGCCTACATTGTCAAGATCGGAAATGTAGAACTGGTCAGTATCAGGAGCAACAAAGATTGCATAGCCGTCCATTTCTTCGGCCCATACAGAGCCGCGCCAATCTGGGTCGGTTATTTGACCAAACAGCCTGTCATCAAAGTTGTAGAAATATCCGTTTTCACCGTCAACGATGATCAGCTGATCACGGGCTTCCTTCATGGAAACAAACCCATCGGATGACTGCAAGAACCCGATATAAGGGTTCCCGGAAGGCGCTGGATAAGATGCAGTTGGCAGGCCAGGGTATTTGTAGAGATACTGGCCCGCAGCTATGTAAAGCTCACCCCTTGCAACGTAAATGCCGCGAATGGTGAGGTTCTTGTCTTTGAACCCAGCAAACGCAAGCACACCAGGAGCGCTCTTGAGGACGAATTGTTTGTCCTCGCCGCCGCCATGCACGGGCGACACGTAGAGATTGATGGCCCGCTGTACGCTGGTTTTGCGGTCTAGCGTTGGCTCACTCGGGCCGATGAATGGGGCGTATTGCCTGCCAGCCATCACCACACCCCATTGAGGATGTTCCCACTGCCGCAGCCGCGGATGATTTCAGGCGTCATGCCAGAGAGCAGGCGCAGCCGCGCACCGCGAGATTGCCGCGCCACATCAGCCGGGATCGCCCCAAGCAGCGATGGGGCCATCTTCTCGGCCAGCATCGCCTGCAGGGCTGATTTGTAGCCCTGCGGCATCGCGTAATCGGTGTCAAGGTCGGCGAAGTCAGCCACAGCGGCCTGCGTTCGCAGCGTCACGGACAGCCCAGCCGGTGCCGGGTAGAAGTACACCGTCGCCAAGCCATCATGCGCCCACATATTGGGCTGGCCTGTCGTCGTCTTGGTCGGGATGGCTTGGTACTGCGCCATCGTGATTTCTGCCAACGGAATGTCTTGCCCGCCGCTCGAATACGAAGCGCTCAGGATTTGATCCCCCGGCTGAAGTGCAGCCCAGGTAGTGCCAAGCGTGCCGGATACACCTGTAACGGTGCCGGTAGTGAGGATTTGCCGCCAAAGAAGCGACTTCCCGCCGTTCATTTCGTCGGCGATGCTGTTCAGGCCCTCTAGGCAGGCGTTGAACAGGTCGGCGTCTTCTTGCTCGCCCGGCGCGAGCTTGTTCAGGCCAAACCGCAGCGCACCAGAGATGATCTCCCGCGCTTTGGTCATGGCTGAACCTTTTTGGGCCTGCGCTTGGCAGGCGTTTCGATCAAGTCACCGGACACCCCAGGAGCAAGGAGAACCGGAGGCGAAGAAACCTCCTGGGGGCCGGTGATCATTGGCTCATACCCCGCCGCGCTCAATGCAGCATGCTCGGCCTCGCTGTTTGCGACAGCAAAGCCAAGGCCACCCGGCAAAGAAACGTTAACGGGGTACATGCTGCTGCCTTAAGCGGTGCGGCGAGCGACCCAGCCCGGCAGAGTGACGGCAGCGCCCCACAGCACATCGAAGCGGCTGATGCGGCGGTTGTTCACAATGTCGAAACCGCGAACGAAGCGCAGCGAGATGCCGCCCTCATCGGCCATCGTGGCGTTGCTTGCCATGTCCATACCGTTCGGCAACTCCATTTCGGGAGAGACAAACGTGATGGCGTCGCGGTGCCAAATGACGTTCTGCGCGTAGGTCGTTGAAGCAGCGCCAGAGACAACCGTGATGGCCACGTTGTCAGCCGGACGAGCGGTGACGTTCTGGTAGGCACCGCCAGCGATG